TCCATGACCTGCATCTATAATCATATCAGTTGCTTGATACTTACCATTAGCATAATGCCTTTCATAAGTTCTATCTACATATCTTTTTATTTGTGCTATTGTATTTGCTTCGTTGAATTTATACTCAATCTTATTTTCTTTTGTCATCTTTTCTACTTCCTTTCCATTTGAATTTAAAACATCTCTCATTTCTTCTTCGTTATAGTAAATCATTTTTGCCATTATTTATCTCCATTCTTTAGGAAAACTATCTTCACTATACCACCTGAATCCATTCTTCTCTGCCCATTCTGCGTGGCTTCGTTTGGTTCCGTCTTTTCTTAGCTTTGCTTGTGGCATAGGAGAAGATGGATTAGAGAATATGAACACTAACTCACAGTCATCAGGAAGTATCTCTTTGATCCATTTGTATTTATTGTATTCGGCATAATCCCAAAACCTACCTTTAGCCTCAAGATATATTATCTTATCATCAATGACTCTTAAAAAATCAGGATGATACTTATGCGGAATAGAATATTCTATCAAGCCTTTGTGATGTTCCCAATTGTCTAATAGTTCCTTATGTAGATCATACTCCCATTTGGAATCGTATCCTTTAGGTAGTCCTTTTTCTATTGGTCGCTTTTTTCTAGGCTTTCTTTTCATAATTAATGTATTGATTCTCCTCTAGGTGCTGGAGATAAATTATTTTCACGAATAAGAACTTCTGCTTGTATTAAATTTTCTAAACGAGATAACAAAGGTGTATCTATCTCTTGTATTTCTGCACCTGCAAATAGAACTCCACCTATGGATATAAGTAATTCTTCCAAAAGTATAGTATTTAAATCAATTTCTATTTTAGTTTTACTGGTATCCTTTTTGTTCATTTTTTAAATCCTTTTCGAGTTGTTCAAAAGTTAGTTCAGGATTTCTCTTGACTCGTTTATAAATCCATTTCAAAGAGTAAGCACTAAGAAGAAACTTTCTGTTCAAATATAAATGCCTTTGCTCAGACATATAATCCTCAATATTTTTTACTGTTATTAAAGCCCTGTCTTCTGTGTCAGGTAATATTGAATGCAACCACTCAACTAAGATCTGTTTTCCTAGTTTTCGTTGTGCTTTAGCCTTTCTGCCATTCACTTGTTATCTCCTGAACTCTAGGCTCTTTCACGACTGTCGTTAAGAAAGATAGGTTTTTAGAATACTTAAATATCCGTAAGCCTGCTCCGTTATTGGAATCTTTGTGGCATTCTATCTTATGCCTGCAATACACACAACCTCTAGGAAGCTTCATGTTGCCAGATTTACCATCAGGTATAGGATTATAACACAAAGCAGGAGGAGTTGCAAGCTTTAACTCTCTTTTAAGTTTAGCTATCCTATGTTTTATATTAGGCTTATCTATTTCCTGTGGAATAAGTAAAGCAATCTCTCCATTTTCTTTGTTAATAGCTAAGAAGCCACCTTTGTTTGTGCCTTCTCCTGCTTCGTAGCCTGCAATCTGTGCCATATAACCAAAAGGATCATCTTCAGGAAGAGTTCCGTTCTTGAATTTCTTAAAAGAAAACCCTGAAGTTGATTTAATATCTACTACTTCTCCATCAATAATGCAGTCCATGTGTCCTGTTACTCCAGAAACAGTAACTTCTTTTTGTTCAGCAGTAACTTTGTGTCCTGATAAACGAGCCAACAATAACCCAACTACTTCCAAGATATGCCCATATAAAAAGACAAGTTGTGTTGCTGGTCTAATAGGAAGTGGTTCTGTCTTTGAATTAAAATCGTACCAAAGCTGTCTGTTAGGTTTACCTACATTAGACATCCGTAAAGTTTCTTCTTTTCTTTTTTCATATGGCTTAGACCAATTAAGAATAACATCTTTCATGGCATTACCAAACTCTTCTGCATCTTGTTCAGAAATATCTAATGCCTTGCCATTACTTAGGTTATCTAACTCTTGGTAGATGTCTTCTACAAGTGTATTTAGTTTTTTCATAGTGAATTTATTGCTTCTTTGGCATTATTCTTTGGAACTTTAAACCATTCTCCGCTTCGTTTTTCAGAAACTTTACTAACTATTTTATGTGCTTCTTGCTCTGCCTTTTTTCTATCTTCAAAAAATCTTTTATAACATAGTTTATAATCACGATAAGGACTGCTTGTTTGATAGCCTTTGCATCTATCTTCTGCATCAAGAGCCATTCCAATTTTTATCCATCCATCCCAAGCAGGATTAGTTAAAATATATACGTAACCCTCTTTAGTATCACTATAATTAGGCAATGAACTAAAAGCCAAATCTTCAAAAGTTTTAAACTTTCCTGCCTTATATAGTGGATGAGATCTTGAAATGTATTTTCCATTAATATACATATTTTGATCTAAGTAGATACTATAACATTCCTTACAGATATAATCCTTTCTGTTTAATCTATGTTGTTCATAATTAGTTCCTAATATTAAATCAACCCCACAATGATTACAATTTTTATTAATGTGTTTCATTTTTGATTAACTCCGTTGTTTTAAAACAATATTTTTTAAATAAATCTATCTTTATGAGACAAGCAATCTTAGGTTGTGTGTCTCCAAAACCAGTTAGTTTTCTTGATTGTATATTGTTAGTTAAAATACATTCTATAATTTTAATAGGAGTTATATATAAAAGCTCTTGTCCTGTAAAAATAATCCAGTAATCTGCTTTTGTTGTTAATAAAGCAGAAGGTTTATCATACATACTTAATTCAATTATAATATTACCTGTCTCGCAACTTCTGTAATCTCCTTTAATTTCTATTTTTTTGTTTGTTTCTGGTATGAAAAGATCATAGTCTTTAAATTTACCATCAATTAAAGTAGCACAAGGATATTTATTTTTTATTTTGTTTAACAAAAATTCTTCTATATCTCTGCCTCTCTTTAAATCTTTTATAAAATTATCTTGGCTAGTGTGTTTCACTCCAGTCATCTCCGTTTTGTGGTTTAATATGTTTCATATTATCTTCCTTCATCTAATTCAACACCCTCTTTTGAAATCCACGTGCCTTCTGTCCAATAAACACAAGGCTTACCATTTATAAGTCTATGACTATCATCTCCACAATCGTAAGTATCAAATAGTTCTTCCCAAAAGTTATCTGAGTCAACCTCATCCCTAAAACACCAACCGAAATGTTTGCCTTCAGGATTAGACAGTTCAATAAGTTTTAAAGGAACTACCTCATCTTCTCCAGTTAATGTTATTTTAGTGTATGAATATAAATACTGTGCGCGAACCATTACTTCTAACGGTCCTTTTCGGTCATCATTATATACTATATCTACAACTACCAAAGGTGTTCTACCTTTAGGTAATCTAAATAAAACAGTACCTTTTTGTAGCCGAACTCTATTGTAGCCAGTAATATCATTATTGCTCCATATTACGAGATCTTTTATTTTAACTGTTTCAGTGTGTTTCACTCCAGTCATCTCCTATTTTGTATTCGGCATCTAGAGGACACCGAAGATTATAATAATCACCTGCTTCTTTAATGGCTTCTATACCAAGTTTGCCTAAATATTCAGCGTGTGCCTTATGCACTTCTACTTGCCATTCATCATGTATGTTAGCAACAAACTTAAAATCTAGGTTTCTTTTGTTGGCTTTCTTGTTTAGTATAATTAACGCTCTCTTCATAGCTATTGCACCACCACCTTGTAGTAAACTATTCAAAGAGGCATGAGCATTCCTTATATATATTTTTCTTCCGTCAATTCCTTTGAGGTAGCCTTTCCTTGATGCTTTTGTAACTCTATCTCGAAGAGTCTTAAATGCTGGCTGATTAGCAAAGAAACGTTCTCTAAGTTTTCCACCATCAGCTTTGCTTCCGCCAACCACGCTTCCGATCTTTGAATCTCCTGCTCCGTACAAGAGTGCATATATGAAAGTCTTCGCCTGATTTCTTGATTGAAGTCCTGCAATTTTTTGATTTCGGGAGTGTATATCTCCATTAATGATTTCATTTGTAAAATCCTCGTCTTTCATGTAATGAGCAAGCATCCTTAATTCAAGGCTACTAGCATCAATACCTATTAATTTATATCCTTTTGGTGTAGTCCAACAAGCTCTGCATTCCACACCATAAGGACTCTTAACTGATGGAACCTGTGCCATATTAGGCGCTCTATGTGCCATGCGACCTGTAATTGTACCATTAGGTATTACAAAACCATGCACTCTTCCATCATCTGCAACGGCTTTTATCCAAGACTCAATCTGTGCAATCCTCTTCTGAAGTAGAAGATACTCTGCTATCAGTTGTGCTTCAGGTATGGCTGTAATCTTTATTAAAATCTTTTCATTAACTATAGGTTGACCTGTAGGAGTAAACTTCTTTGGCTTCCAACCGAAGTCTTGTAAATACTCGCCTATTTGTTTCCTTGATCCTAAATTAAATTCTTCTTCGTGTGTTCTAACAAAGCTAGGAGTTCCATTTTTAAGTAATGTATATTCTTCATCAGTCAAACGTACTTTTTTACTTGTTGTTTCATTAAATCCTAGTTTAGAAAGTGAACCATCCTTAATATACTGAGGTGTAATTTTCTCAAATATTTGTCTAGGTCTAAATGTTTCGTGTACTTCTTCTTCTACTTCATTCATTCTTTTATAGAGGTCTGATAAAAGTTTCTCAGCTTTTTGTCTATTAAATTCAAAACCATTTTGTTCTTGTTCTTTTAAAATAAGACT